ACGAGTAAAGCCGGAGCTGCTGTTGTATGCTTTCCAGTCTGCGGCGCTGGTGATCTTGATGCCGTCGATCGTCATGGTGAAGCGCTCGCGGCGCGTGCCGTCTGCGAATCCAACCATTGCTTTTTTGAGCGTTGCTGCTTTGCGTCCATCGGGACCGAGTTCACGAAGTATCTTTTCTGCTGTTCTGCGGGTCATCTTGTAGTCGCTGGCGTTCATGTTGTTCTCCTTGCTCACATTCAAGATATAGCCCATGGTGATAATGAATGTAAACACAATCGACAAAATAAAATAACAAATGCAGACCCGTCCAGCGTTTACAAAAAGATCGCGGGTGATCGTTTGGCGATCGTCAGCAGTGCGCTCGCGGTGTTTGTGGCACGTAGATCAGACAGTTTTGAATCCCTCGATACGTCGCGGCCCATGAGTCACAACCCACCGGCTGTATCATTCCCCAATCAAACAGATCCTCGAGCACGTCCTGAGCTTCAGACGGTACGCAACCCAGCACACGAGCAAGCGCGAGATCGTCCAGTGTACCCGGCACCCCGTGGCACACATGGATAAGCGCTAACAGGTGCGGACTTTTGAACATATCGACAAACATCTGGTGATCTACTTCAGCGGGTGCGGGTCTACTTCTCATTTCTTGCGTATCCTTATTGTATAGTCGTTCAGCGCTTGCCGTCCTTTCTCGGTCGGTCGGACGATCGTGTTGTGCTTGATTGGTTTCGGCGGTTGCACGACATACCCAGCCGATCGAAGGTTACACAGCGCTCTCCAGATGTTCCCGGGGTTGGTGTGTAGCTCATCAGCCAGATCTTTCGGCGCCATCTCCCACGAACAGACGCACTCTAAAACCATCACCGGTAGCTTCCCCTGGTGAAGCTTGCCGGAACCGGTGTGCTTCTTCTTACGTTTTGGCATCATCGAAGCCCATCAATTCGGAATAATCGAACCGATCCCCCAACGCCGAGCGAATGTAGACAGGCGCGGCTGTGGTGAAGTCTTCCACTTCTCCATTGTAGACGAAAGCATACCGGGGGACGCTGACACATGAACGAGCGAAGTCTGCGCCGAGCTGGGTAACGCGCCATACTCCCGACGTTCGGCCCTTCTGACCGTCTTCCTTTGGCCTTTCTTCGATGAGTCCCCACCATGCCAGCTTAGGATACTCTCGGGCCTTCAGAACCCACGCGGGGGCGTTCTGTGGCACGTTGCACCAGTTGAACCCGTTAGCCGTCCACATCCAGCACAGCGCGGCGGCCATGCTGGAATTCAGTTTGCGCTTGTATCGTTTGGCGTACTGACCGCAACACGGGCAGGTTGTCCCCTCGTCGAGCTTCTCACGCAAACGATGGGAGGCGACTTCCATGAAATCACCCATAAGCGATTCCATGCGGGCGCGGCCGGTGTCGGTCTTGGTCCATTGCTGGAAGTGCAGCATTCTATCAACCCAATCCATGGGTACCTCCTAAAACGGGATCTCATCGTCGTTGATGTCGGCGGGCGGTTCCGGTGTCGGTGCTTGGCTTTGCTGCGGTGGGTCCCATGCAACCCAGCCACATCCTTCTTTGTCACGGCATGAGAACCACGGACCACGCCAGGACGGCTCCTCAAGTTTGCGCTTTTGGTTGTCCCAGATACGGCCGCCACATTTTGGGCATTCAGTCGGCACGCCCACCAATTGCTCAACGGCTGCGCGTGGTTTGCTCTGTCGTGGCTTCGATGTTGCTCGGCGGGTGTTACCACTGCTTGACCCTTGGAAGGCATCAGGCGGCAATTCTTCGGCCGTTGTAGCACCCAGGCCGAGGTATGAGCGAAGCGAACGATTGACAGCGCGAGTTTCGGCCATGCGAATCACGGCGTTGGCGATGTTCCGGGATACGTTGGCGGGGCTGGCGTCCCCGTGTGCCTCATAGATACCACGCGTTCCGGTTGCCGTGGCTTTGATGATGGCTTCCCCGTCGTTGTACTGCAGCAACTCGGTCGTGATGCTTTCGAGGCCGTTAGCATGCGCCAGGGCCAGCAAACCGGGGTGTGTGGGGTATTGCTTTCCCTGTAGCTCAACAACAGAGCCAGCGGGCAAGGCGTCAAGGGTAATCGGGTCGTTCGTTTTCTTGGTCATGGGTTCCTTCCTAAAATGGTTTGTATGGGTCAAGGCTACGGTTAAGGGCTTCTTCGAGTTGTTCCGACAACAGGCGCAGCAGCATGATGTGGCGATCGTCGGCGTCGTTTGCTTCCATGACGGCCAAAGAATGCCGGAACGACTCCAGAAAGAATTGCACAGAGACACGGAGATCACGGGCCTCGCTGTCCAGTTGATCACATTTCATCCACAGATCCCGGATGCGCTCGGAGTCGGTTTGTCGTGGGTCGAGGAACTTACTGGGCATTGTCGGACTCCATGGAACGGCGGTTCCGGTACAATGTGGCACGGCATGAACGGCAGACGATAGCAGACCACCCGCCGAAGGTTAGCGTCCGGGTGTCTTGGCAGTTTGGGCATTCAACGTCGCAGACGTGCGAACCGTTGACGGTGAAGCCGGGGCGAATGTTGCGAATGATGGCGATCATGGGGTGTCCTGTGGTTGTGGCTCCCGGAGGGGCCGGGGGTGGTTAAGCGCTCATCCATTTAGAAGCCGCGCGCGCTGGGTTCTTGTATGTCTTGCTGGGCTTTCCGTACGCACACCGAAGAATCCCGTTCTCCCAGAAACCGAAAATCGTGTAGCCGTCTGCAGTTGCAACCGCTCCGCGATCGTTGCTCAAGTTTCTGTACTCTGTCCGCCCGTTTACTTTTCTTGCATCGATTGTCATTTTGTTGTCCTGTTGTTGTGTGGCTTGTTTGCCTTACTCTCTAAAGATAAACGCTAACAGCTATATAAGCAAGCGCTATCGCAATGTTTTTTTGATTTACCTGCAACTTGTACGGCTAAACGTTGCACGCAATAGCCATCGCCGATAGAGCCAAAACAACAAAAGGAGGATCACCATGTCAAAAACATTGGGTGAACTGATAGGAACGTTGCGCAAATCGCGAGGATTGACGCAGATTGAGTTATGCAAACGGCTTGCGCATGTCGTGGGGATGGTACAACCGCAACTCAGCGAGATTGAGAACAACAATATGCTGCCGAATGCGGGACAGTTGGAGCACATCTTGAGAGCGTTACAGGCCACCGACAAGGACAGCCAGCGGTGCCGTGACTTGGCGGCGTCGTTGGTGCTCCGGTGATTGTATGGCGTGAAGTGTTGCGCGTGACGGTACCCGGTCCACCGGTCCCCAAGGGTCGCCCCCGTTTCTTTCTTCGGAACCATCAGGTTAGAACGTACACGGACAAAAAAACGGCAGCATTCGAGAAGCTTGTCGCGCTGTGTGTGTCATCGTCGCCCATGCTCCGGGGTCAGTCTCGGCCGTTGTGCGGGACGGGTCCGGTGCGCGTCGACATCGTGGCCATCTTTCCACGTCCGCAACGGCTACAGGCAAAACGATACCCGGACCAACTGATCGCGAAGCACAGCCGCCCAGACCTGGACAACATAGTCAAGAGCACGCTTGACGGCGTCGGACTTGCCAAGGGTCTGATATGGAACGACGACGGACAGGTGCAGACGCTACGGGCCGAGTCGTACTATGCGGAGCGGGACCAGTCAGCGCGCACCGAGCTTGTCATCTACATCCCCACCGAGTAGGATACCCACAGAACGACGCTTGCAGGCGTCACAACAAAGGACCAGGACACATGAAGCAATGGATACCGATCCCCGTTGAGGTGGTCGAGGCTATAGACAACGATCGGCGGGTGAGTGATACTCCCGCATCCACTCTTGACGGCTTTGCTTATGCTTGGCTTAAGTCGCACAGGGGCGCACCATTGAGCCAGCGGCAATTGGCATCATGGGCGCGGTGGTCGAAGCGGAAAGCATCGGCGGTTTTGAACGCTGTACAAGAAGCCGAGAATGAATGGGCGGACCAAAAACGGACCAAAACCGGGCCACCAGTGGAGACAGAAAACGGACCAGCACAATTTAACAATGGCGGCAACTTACAGCCACAAGCGGACCAAGAACGGACCACAAACGGACCACAAACGGACCAAAAACGGACCGATCGTGCGCGTACCTTATATACAAATAAAACAGATCCACAAGAACAGGATCTTATTGATGTCGGAACAAGTCCCGACAACCACAGCAATTCCAGCGGTAATTTGGACGATCCTCAGTTTGTCCTGGCTGAAGATCGATCCGGTGGCCAGCCCCCTCCTGTCTGCAAACAGGGACCACAACCGCCAAAGGGGGGCACCCGTGGCAAGAACATCGGCAACGAAGAGAGCCGCGAATTGTGGCAAGCGTTGAACCAAAAGCGCCAACAATGGAAGCAGGGGGCTCGGTCTTTGAAGCTCACGCCACAGATAGCCAGCGCATTGGTTGAGGCTCTAAGGTATGCAACACCGGAGGAAATACTCCATGCATACGACTGGTACACGACAGCGAAGGATGCCCGATGGTGGCAGGATCACGGCTGTGACTTGGTGACATTTTGCCGCAAGAAGCATCTGGGGGAGTTCATCAACAAGGCCGGAGAATGGTCTATTGAGATAGAGAAACAACGAGAAGAGATCGACGATATGCCGTTCTAAGGAGGGACACATGGCAACGAAGGAGAAGATACAGCGCGTACTGGCGGCAATGGGCCGCAACTATTCAAAGCCCGATAGCTGGGCGTCCGATAGTTTTGGGGTTTGGTGGCAAGCTCTCAAGGGTGAGCGGGACGACGACATCCACCGCACAACCGAGGCCGTATTGCGTGATAAGCGCAGAATGCCCACTGTCGCGGCGTTTGTGGAGCAACTAAGGGGTGACCCCTTGACCATGCCGAAAGAAGCAGCACAGGGGTGTCAGGCGTGCGGCGGTAGTGGTTGGCGTGAGGTATCATGGCACAGACACGACCACGGGCGGCTTCTCGTCACGGTGTACGCTGCCGGTTGTGATTGCGCCAAGGGTCACAGCTACATCAACGGAGCGGGGCGTCATTGGGCCGATGTGGTCAACGATTACGAACAGGACCCACGAACAGAGGCTGTCTATCACACAAGCGCACAACATCCCGTTCTGACCACAGAAGAACGGTATCACCCGGACATTGTGGAACGCATGAGGGGAAACAAGAGAACCGAGGGCGCGGGTACATTTCGGCCGGTGCTATAGGGGGCATTTATGATCTACGTCAAAAGAAAAGAGAACAGCGGGCCGCACTACATGAGAAACCCGCTATGGCGCGAACAGTGGGAAGATCTTTGCAGGTATTTCGACGCTGTCGAGACAGAAGAAGAGCCGGTGCGGGTCGCTGTGGTCACGTGGGACGGGTCAATTAAACGCGGTCACGTTCTATCGCTTGGCGGCAAAGGTGATGATCGATGGATACAGGTAGACAGCGAACAAGGTTGGTTTGTTGTGCATCCGATGTGGGTCTATGTCGATTGGGGTGGCCCAGATGGGCGCGGGTATCAGGAATTTGTGATCGAACAGTTCAAGTACATAGACGCAGAGATCGATATCGAATCGTTTATGCTAACTTGACGGGCGGCGTGGGAATACTTAAACTACCACCGTGGGACGTAAGCACACAGATGAAGAGGTAAGAGCGCGGCGGGAGGTAGTGGAGGCCCATCTTGTGCGCGGTGATTGGACTCTGACCAGACAGGCCCAGGTTGCCGACCAATTCGATGTGAGCCCCAACCAGGTCAGGAAAGACGCTGCGATGATTCGGCGGGAGTGGGCCGGACAAGACCAGGAACAAACCACAGAAGAGATCCGCAGCGATTGGCGGCAACGGGTACAAGCCACCATCAACCAGGCGATGGAGCTTGGACACACAACGACGGTTGCGCGGTTGCTTGCTACTGAAGCGCGCGTGCTGGGCTTGGAAGCTCCGCAACAGGTACAACTACAGGCGCAAGTCCACACGGTAGCAGACGCGCCACGGCTGGCGGCTGAACTGCTGAAGGCACTTCCGGCAGCGTGCGATGTGCTTGGGGTAGATGCTCCGGCGCTACCAATGATTGACACAAAGGAAGGTGAGTAATGTATGAGAAAACAGAACAATTCGAGAACGCGGTCAAAGGCTTTTTATCGGTCGCGAGTCAGCTTGTATTGAGGATCGATGAGTTTGGATATGCTCCGGCGTTTACGCAGGAAGTAAAGGATCGATACTCGGAACTACTCGACGCGGGATCCGCTTATGAGGCCGCCAAGGGTAACAAGTGATCCAATTGCAATTGCTCCAAGTCAAGGAACCCCAGCAACCACAAGGCATAGATCTCCGGTGCTGTTCCGTGGATGCCTTGCTCGACAATATGCCCGATGTCCCGTCGTTGGTCATCGCGGATCCGCCGTGGTCGTATTCGCAAGCGCCAGGGGTGGCAAATCCCGATCTTCAGTATGAAACCGTAACAGACAGACAGATCGCGGTGATGCTGGATCGGGCGTATGATTTGAGCCCGGATGCCCGTCTTGTCGTTTGGTGTACGTGGCCAAAGCTCGGCGAATGGTGGGAGGCTGCACAGGTGGAGGGGTTCAGGTGGAAATACAAAAGCGGTGGATCGTGGCATAAGAAGCCTAACGCGGGCGTTGGCTATCATTGGCTGGGCAATAGCGAATTGACGCTGCTGTACGTAAAAGGATCGCCGTGTATCAAGTGGGGACCCCTGAGCAACGCACACGAAAGCCAGCGACAGAAGCACAGCGAAAAGCCGGTGGATTGGATGTGTGAATGGTTGGAGCGTTGGACGGAACCAGGGGATCTGGTTCTGGATTTGTTCGCTGGTATGGCGCCTGTAGCGCGTGCGTGCAATAGAACCGGCAGACGATACGCCGGGGCTGAGATAGACCCGGAACGATACCGGCAAGCGGTCGATCGGTTGGCGTTGGACGGTGGGCGGTGAACAGCGTTAACGCGGTGCTGTCGGTTGCTCCGGCTATCGAAGCGCTTGCACGGTTGAAAGAAGAACACCCCCTCGCGTTCGCTACGTTGTGGCACAACGACCCACCACGGACATCGCAGCGCGCACCATTGCAGCGGGCCGGCGTGGATGCTGTCGCGGCGTTCGGCGGCAATGGTAGCGGTAAAACCGAACTTGGTTCGATGGTAGCCTGCGCCGTCGCCTACGGTCGCAAGCATCCGGCGTGTGAGGCATTTATAAGGCGCAATAAGTTGGAACCATCATTGTTCCCGCCCCGTCCGGGGATCGTGCTCGCGTCCAGTCTTAATTCCACGATGTCGATCAACATCCAACGGGCAGCGGTCGAACGATGGGCGCCGGCTGGCACGGAATGGCGGAACCAGCACGGGCCCGGATTCAGTGAGGCACGATTTCCAAACGGTGGAAAAATCCGCTTTCTAACTAACGATGCGGGAGCGCGAGCCATGCAAGGATTTAGTGCGGACGTATTGTGGATCGATGAAGAGCACGACGAAGCCATCTACAATGAAGGCATGCAACGGCTCACCCGTTCTTTGTGGGAAGATCGATCGGGCTGGGCAATGCTGACCATGACACCCCTTAAGGGCTTTTCATGGGTTCATCGTCGATTCGTTGGTAGCCCCGACGAAGGGAGCGCGGCGTTCTTTCTACACGGCGCCGACAATCCGCACATTGACCAGGAGAAGCGCGCGCGGTTGTTGCGTGGCGTGAACGCTGGCGAGCGAGCAGCGCGGGACCGTGGTGAGTTTACACAGTTGGAAGGGCGTATATTCACCGAATGGAGCCGGTCTGCTCATGTGGTCCCCGTTCGGGATGTGAATGCGGAATACTTCATATCGGGGATGGACTTTGGAACCCGCGCACCAGCGGCGTATCTGCTGTGTGCCGTAACGGCTGACGATACGCTGGAAGTAATTGGGGAACATTATCAGGAACAGTGGACCATCTCCCAGCATGCGAGAGCAATCCACAAGCTGCTTGCAGGGCGGGAGGTGCTGTGGATGGTAGCAGACCCGGAGGATCGGGGCGCGCGGTTGAGCCTTGCCAGGGAACACGGGATACCATCTATCGCGGCCAAGAAGGCGCCGGGAAGTATTAGAAGCGGGATTAACGCCATCAGCGAACGACTGGCGATCAACCCCATCAGCGGACAGCCGGCGCTTGTGGTCCATGAGTGCTGTACGAACTTGATACGCGAGATGGAGGGGTACTGCTGGGCACCGTCCAAGGGTGCAGAGGTCAAAGACAAGCCCGCGCCAGGCTCAGATCATGCCATCGACGCCCTGAGATACATTTGCTCCAAGCTCGCGCGGTCAACGTTTGCGATCGGGTGAAACTGGAAACTAAAAAATCCAAAATTGCTAAAAAATCTAAACTGGGCTAACGTCGAAACGTGGCAAAGTCTGATCTGGCAATTCGGGACGGGTGGTTTCCTCGCATATTGCGGGCGCTTCGCCTTGTGGAAGTAAAGCCAGACGGTAGCACCACCCACAATGCCGGATCTGATTTCATCGGTGATGACCCAGGGAGCCGTACCTATTCGGCGATCAACTCCATGGCGGCTATGGCGCGCTTCCCATGGGTGCGGGCTTGCGTGGAGGCTGTATCGGCGGACACCACAAAAGTACCCCATAGAATCATCAAGGGACGCGGCAAGGAAGCCGAGACCATCGAGGAGCACCCGTTCTTTGATTTAATGGAACGGCCAAACAGTCGGACCCCCGGCATTTTGTTTGCGCGTCAGCTGGTTGTGGACATGTTGCTCACCGGTGACGCTTTCGCACTGGTAGCCGGTGAGGGTGAACCGAGGGC